TCGACTCCTCCGGCAACCTCGGCTTGGGAGTTACTCCGAGTGCTTGGTTTAGTTCTGAGCGTGTAATCCAAGTTGGTCTTGGCTCTGCTTTTGGCGGCAGAACAAATAACGCATCCGAAACCAACGTGTATGCCAACACACTAATTAACTCTGGCGGCTCTGCTGTTTATATTGCCGACGGGCTTGCTACTCGCTACGCGCAAGACGGTGGTAAACACCTTTGGTACACCGCCCCCTCCGGCACAGCAGGTGACGCTATTAGCTTCACTCAGGCGATGACGCTGGATGCGAGTTCTCAGCTTGCAATAAATACTACAACAATTCAAAACAGTTCTGGTGGTCGTGGAAACATAACACTTGGTGGTTCATCTAGCGCTATCTTTAACTTGTCTGTGGCTTCTGCAAATTCAGGAAGCATTTACCACTCAGGTTCTGAGATGTGGTTCCACAACCGCGCCAATGGCCCTGTTTTGTTCTTTACTAACGACACCGAACGCGCCCGTATCACCAGCGCGGGGGTACTAGACATTGGCACAGGTGCTGGTGCTGTTGGACAGATTCAGTTCCCCGCAACTCAAGTCGCATCAGCCAACGCCAACACGCTGGATGACTATGAGGAGGGGACTTGGACACCAACAGTAGTTGCTATTACTGGAACTTTTACAACTGTTGGAACTTGTACTGGAAAATATGTAAAGATAGGTCAAACAGTTAGTGTTACCTATACAGTAAATGTAACCACACTAGGAACTGGGGGTACTGGTTTTGCTGTAACAAATCTTCCTTTTACTGTTGGTTCTGCAACGAGCGATGTTGCAGGGTATGGTGTAAGAGCTAATGATGGCAATCAACTTGTATCTATTGTTTCCGCTAGTTCAACAAGAGCAGACACATATTTATACACTGGTGGAAGCCCGCTTGTTGCAGGGGTCAATTATCGTATGTGTATTACATATTTCACAACTTAACTAGGTCAGATGGCTTAGTCAAACACAAAGGAAATCAAAATGTCTTTAACAAAACAAACTGTAATTGACCAAATTGTCGTTCAAGAAAACGGCACAGTTCTCTATCGTGAGGCAACACGCATCATGGAAGATGGCGTTCAACTAAGCCAAACCTACCATCGTTCAAGCCTCACACCCGCACAAGACCTGACAGGCGTTCCCGCTAATGTTGTTGCAATCTGCAATGCGGCTTGGACTGCTGAAGTGATTGCGGCTTATCAAGCGGCTCAAGCTAATCAAGGAGTTTAAACATGACAAATTACACTTGGACAATCGTCAACATGGATCGCCTCACTGCTGATGGCTTTGTGGTGACAGTGCATTACAACGTATCAGCCACTGATGGCACATACAACGCCTCGACATACGGCACTGTGGGCTACACAGAGCAGCCCGGTGAAACTTATGTGCCCTACGACCAACTGACGCAAGAGATGGTGGTGGGCTGGGTACAGACAAGCCTTGGCAAAGACACTGTGGAAGCCAGTCTGCAAAGCCAAATTGATGCACAGATCAACCCTGTGCAGGAGTCTGGTATGCCTTGGGTAGCATCAACCTAAATCTTGTTTCTCGCTGTCAAAAAACAAGGATCTTTATGTCTGATTACATCCGTTTACGGACTCCATTTACCAACATGTCATTTACTCCAGATGTACCGAGTAATGCTCTTGGTCCAAATGAATACAACAACGGACTTAATGTTGAGGCTGATGTACGTGGCATCAAAAAGATCTTTGGTGAAGAAGAGATACTGAGCGTTATTCCTAACGAGCCTATCTTCATGGAGGGTGGGTATCGTTCGGAAACTCAGTGGGTTTACATTGTTGCAACCAGAGACTCTTCTAGTCAGGGTCGCTGGTACATGATTACCTCTGCGGGTATCAGTAACATTACCCCAGGTGTTGGTGCAAATCCCAGTGTTTTCCTTGCTGGTTACACTGCTGATCTAAATATCACCATGTCTGTTGTTGGTGGCGTGTTCTTTATCAATGACACGCTGAACAACCCGATGTATTTCACATCTACGGCCAATGAAATCACCATTGAGGTTGATGCTAATTGGAATTACGAACCTGGGGTTACCAAAACAACTGCTGGGTTTGTCAGGAACTATTCCTCACCCAACTTGGGCAACCTCTTAGTTGCTGGCAACATTACCAAAGTTATCGGTGGTATTGAATACAACTACCCTACAACGGTACGTTGGTCACAGCCTTTTGCTCAAACTGGTTACCCCGGTACATGGGAGCCAACCTTGTCTAACGTGGCTAACGAACAAGAGGTTCCTGTTCGTGGTCCATTGATTGACGGGTTTATGCTTGGTGGTAATTTCTACGTATGCTCGTATTGGGATACTGTTGTTTTTTCACCAATCAACTATCAGAACTCTACAGCCCCAGTGTTCGGCATTCGTTTGCTTAACCAAGGCCGTGGTTTGATCAACAACAACTGCTGGTCAAATGCTGATTCAAATGTTTACGGTCTTGATTCAAGAGACATCTGGGTGTTTGATGGTTCAAACTTCCAATCCTTGGGCAACCAGAAGGTCAAGAACTACTTTTACAGCAACCTGAGTACAACTTACTCTGACCGTATCTTTATGGTCAACAACACTCAGAAGAACCAGATTGAGATTTACTATCCCGACCTGACTTCTACTGGTTACTGCAACAAGATGCTGTCATACCGTTATGACTTGCAGATTTGGAATGCTCCTAAAGACATTGAAGACGCTTGCATGGGTGCAGAAGGTCCTCAGTTCATCTCTGGTTCGTTCAAGAAGGCATCTCGTGTGGTGACCTATGCTCGTGGTGGTGTAGCAAGCCAGAAGCTGATTCAGACCAATATTGGTAACTCGTTTATTAACTCAGCAGCAATTCCTGCTTTGTTTGAGCGTACCAACGTGGTTTTGCAGTCGGATAGGGGTCCTGTTCCATACAGTTCTAAGGTTTACACACACAGATTGCTTCCTGAGATTTCTGGTAGTGGTGGCATCAACATTGCTGTTGGTGGTGCTAATTCCACTGCACAAACACCGACATACGGTCAAACAGGAACTACACAAATTGATACCAACAGTCCTTGGGTAACAACTCAGCAAAATGCTGTTCGCACTGTGTCTGTCAAGGTTGAGTCAAACGATGCCACAAACACTTGGAATTTGACTGCTTTGAACTGGCAAGCCACTATTGTTGAGGATGCCTTCTAATGCCATTCTTACTAAACAATGATGCTCTGCCATCTGAGATGGCTGACTCCATCAATTACTTGCTTGCAAACTTTGGAGCAAACCTTTCTGCTGACCCTAACAGCGGAGAGATCAGTGGTCCATCAGGGATCATCATTGCTTACTTGTACAGGTATTTGGCGGTTAAGTATGCTGACAGCGCTGATGGTTCGGTTAACTTCAGCAACAGTCCTACAAACCGTGATTACTACGGCATAAGAAACACAAACGACACCACTGAGTCATCCAACCCAGCAGACTACATTTGGAATAAAGTTGTTGGTGGTTTCAGTACAACCAAGTTTTTGTTCTACCAAACCAATGGTGGCCGTCAAATTAACTTTGTTGTTGACACAGTTGCTCCTGACTCAACGTATCTGCAAGATTCTGGATCATCAATTGATTTGGATGTTGTCACTACGACCACTGCTTACAACACTGCTGCTCCATCGATTTACATCTGGACATCAACATCCACTCCTCCTGCAAGACCATCAACGACATCAACGTACACATGGGCTACTGGTGCTTACTCAGCACCTGCTGGTTGGACAACAGCACCGATAACAAACACCACCCCTGGTAGCTATCTGTGGGCAATCACCATTCCTTTGGTAGTCAATGCCAATACAGTGACATCAACCTTGGATTGGACCAATGTTTTGTATCCCTTGTATGCGTTTTCTTACAACGGTGATGATGGTCCAACTGGCGACAATGGCCTAAGTTCTTTGACTGCTTACTTGGTTCAAAGCCAAGCTGGTGTTGCTCCCAGCACTCCTGCTAACACAATTGGTCCTACAGCCCCTGCTGGATGGTCTTTGACGGCTCCTGCTGTGTCTGTTGGTGAGGTGCTTTGGTACAGCTTTGGTCGTTACAACTCAAGTTCATCAACGCTTGATGGTGTTCCTGCTAATCGAACATCTTGGGGTACTCCTACTGCTGCATCTGTCTTCCAAGACATCAGGTCTGATAACTGGAACGGATCTAACCCTCCGACCTTTGGAGTCCCATCATCGTATGGAACTGCTGGTTACTACATTCAAAGAACAACAGGCGATGTGTTCTTCAACAACGGTATTTTCCGTGGTGATGTAAACACTGATGGAGATGCTTTATTTAATGGCAACAACCCAACAACAATTCCTGTAACTGTTGCTGGAACCACTTATAACGTTGACTACAGTTCTGCTGCATTTGCTGCAACCAATGCTGTTGGTGATGCAAGAACAGGGCATTTTGGTTATGCAACATCAAACCTTAGTGGCGTTAACGTAGGCGTTCTTGGTATTGCAAACAGCTTGGCAAGAAGCTATGGCGTTGTTGGAAATAGTGCTGGTAATAGTGGTTCTGGTGGGTTCTTTTCAAACTCATCAGCATCAGGATATGGCATGGAATGCACCAACACTGGTGGCGGTACTGCACTATCTGTAAATGGTCCAATGATTACAAGCAGCAACGCTAGGGTTGTTAACTTGTATGCAGACTCTGCCCGTACCTTAATTGGTACAACAAGCAACCAGTTGCGGTTTGTCAGTGGTACGTCTACTGGAGCTTCTGCTGCAACCTTTTCAGGGGTTAAGCCTGGAGGAGCATCTACAAACGTGTGGATGACCATTCAGATTGATTCAACAACACTTTACATACCAGTTTGGTCATAATCATGAGAACAGTTGTTATCCCAGAAACCACAGTTACAGAAGACATCAACTTGATTGAAGAGTCCCCTGGGATTCAAATCAGGTTTCTTGTTGGCAAAAAAGAAGCCAATGGGAACTGGGTTATCCCACAACAATTCCAAACATTCATTGTTTCTGGTGAACAGTACGATGAATTAAATGGACCCCCCTTGGATTGGTGTCCTGATAAACCTGTCGGGACATACAGAAACGAAGATTTGTGGCATTACGTTGATTTGGCTAGGAGTTAATTATGGGCGGTTTTGCACCTCAAATACAGCAGCCTCAGTCCCCGCCATCAGGCAAAGGAACTGGCATTAATTCAATTCCTCAACAGGCTGGTCAAGAAAATGACTTTGAAAAGTTCCTGACGGGCCTAGGAGGCGGAAAGATCACTACGCCTAGCCAAGGTGGTCAACCACAAATGGGTATGCCAAACCCTTACGAAAATACGGTCCAGCCGTATAATCAGCAGCAACCCATGCCTACCACTGGCAAGGGATCTCTTGCAAACGGCAAATTTAGTCAAATTGCAACTGGTAAAGGAGTGTAATCATGGGTTTTGGTAAAGGTAGTTCCTCATCCGCACCAGTTGTAACGGAAGAGCAAAAAGAGCTTTTACGGGCACAAACTGGTTTTCTGACAGACACAGCTCTACCTCAGTACAAAAAAACCATTGGTGGTGCTGAAGAGCGCATGGATTTGGCACAGCCTTACGTCAACGAGGCTGCTAAAGGCGTATATAGCCGTGCTGGTGACGTTGCAGAAGGCGCAATTACAAAGGGCGGTGAGCTAGTCAGAAGTGGTGCTTCCACTCTTGGTGCTTTGTTTGACCCTCAGTACGAGCAAAACCAGATCCAAGCTGCATTGCAAGCAGGTCGTGAATCTGCTCGTGAGTCACAGTTGGGTCAAAACGCCATGTACGGTGCTGCTGGTGGCTTGGGTTCTTCTCGTATGGCCTTGGCTGACAGAAACCTTGCTTCCCTGAATGCTCAACGTCAGGCTACTGCTGCTGCTGGTGCTCAGGCTCAGGTACAAGCTAACCGTATGGGTGCTGCTAGAACAGCATTGGAAAGCGGTCAAAGCTTAGGTACTTTGGGTATGAACGCTGGTGCACAACAGATTTCAAGTGCTGGTGCTCCTATGGACTTGTACAGCAAATACGCATCTATTGTGTACGGTACACCACAGGCTTCTACAACCCCAAGCTTCCAAGGCACTCAGGGTCAGCGTACAAGCAGCAAGGGCTTTGGCTTCTAAGGAAACATCATGGCAGAAGAAACACCTTTTGGTCTTAGCTTTGGAAGCTACGGAGATCCTCGCCGTTACATGAACAAAGGCGTGTCTCCCGGAAAAAAAGTTGAAGCGGCGGTTACCAAGATTAGAAATAGTCCATTGGCAAGTCTGATAGGTATTGTTGCGGCTGGTGACGGTACAACAGCACCAAGTCCAGTTCCATCGGCTGTTCCAGCACCTGCTTTAGGCCAAGGCGTTTCTGCTCCTGTTGCGCCTTCAATTGGTATTAACGCAAACATTCCAGGTGCAGTCGCTCCTAGTGCTCCTCAAATGCCTCAAGCCGCTCCAATGCCAACACAAGACACTGATGGCAATGGTCAAATTGATGACTTCTGGGGTGTTAAACAAAGCAGTCCTCAATCATCTGTAAATCTGCAAAACCCAACTGATTTCAATCCTTTGGCTCCAGATACAAGCAATCAAATGGCTGTGTCTCCTGACGATTACAAGAATGCTCCAGGCTATGGCAAACTTGCCAAAGCTATCCAAATGTTTGCGGGAATGGGATAAACATCATGCAAGAAACAATTAACCCTGTTGCTCCAGTAGCTCCTCCTGACGTTAACAATGCAACGCCTGTTGGTGGTGCAATTTCGCCAGTTACAGCAAAAACTTTTGATGTTGCATCTATGTATGAAGATGCCGCATCTAATGGCGATCCTGTCTCTATGTATTCTTTGACAAGCCGAGTCAAAGGTACTGAGTTTGAACCTGTTGTTAAGCGTTCTGCTGAGATCATGCAGCGCAACTTGGATGACTTCAAAAAAGACATCAAGCCTGTAATGGATAAAGGAGGACCTGGGACTCCAGAAGGCAACATTGCTACGGCTCAAACTCTTGAGTACATGGCTGATAAACCTCAAAAAATGAGAGCGTTTGTTGAGCTAATGCTTGGTAATCCTGACTGGCGTAAATTTGTCACTGGTGGAACTGAGACAAAGCAAATTGTTTATGACCTTGAAGGTGGTCGCCCAATTGAAAAGACAATCAATCAACTGGGAACAATTGTAAAAGCTGTTGACATGGATACAGGTCAACTATTGAACCGTGCACAAGTTGCTGCTCGTGGTGGTTTTGTTAGCTCGTTGCAAGAGTCTATCGGCTACAAAACAAAGGTAGAACGAGCCAAATTCGACACTGAAGCTTTCAACAAAGCTAACGTAGCTACTGCTGACTATGCGGCAAAGGCTCCTGAGCTTAAAGAAATTTACAGTGAGATGCGTCAACGACTGCAAAACCTTACTGGTGCAGAATTAAACGAAGAGCAACGTAAAGCTATTGGTGCTTTTACAACCAGATCTCTTGGGTTTTCTCAAACAGTGTCTGAGGGCTTAAATGCTTTGCGTCAGAAGGTGGATAACAAGAATGTCTCCTTATCTGAAGCACAACAAAAGTCATTGAATGCTGTCCTTGATCAGCTTGGCTTCCGTGTAGGTGCTGATGGCTCTGTGACCAATAGGTCTGGTGAAGCTGTAACCAAGAATGAATTGGAACAAGCTCAGAAAAGCCTGACAAACGGCACTCAGTTTGATAGGAACTTCACACAGTCCAAAGATGACTTTATTCGCAATAAAGTTTTTGAAGGCTTAGGTGAGGCTGAGATGAAAAACCTTGGCCGTGTTTTGGACCTTCAGCAAATGGTTGAAAAGACCCAGCTTGAGTTGTCTTCCAAGCACGGTACTTTACCTTTCTTGATCAACCCAAAGACATACCAAATTGGTGATGAATTTGCCCGTGGTGAAGCTTTGGCTTTGATTGGCGAATTCAATCAAGACGCAACTCAAGCGTTTGCTGATTGGCGTAAACAGCAACTCACTAGATACAAAGACAAGTCACAGATTCCTAGTGCTGGTGAGCTTGAAAGTGCTTTTGCTCGTACACAAGCTTTCAAAGATTTGCGTCAGCAGTTTGCACAGAAGAACCGAGAAATCTTGCGTAGACCTGCACAGAGTCGTCCATCAACTGGTGAAACACCTGCTGATTTTGGCCTTTCTCTTGGCATTGGTGCTGCACCTAAAGAGCAGCCAAAGTCTATCCGTGGCCGCTCTATTACCAATCCTGAGATCAAGTCCAAAGGCCCATCAGCCCGTGAGCTTGCAAAACAATTTGGCGGGAGATAACAATGGCAGCATTTGATGTTGAAGGCTATCGTAAAGCGGCAAAAGCTGCTGGCATTTCTGACTCTGAAATCGAAAACGAGATCAAGTTTCAAACAAGTGACCCTGCAAAAACTGATCCATTTAAAAAAGGTCCAGATGGGTTTCAGTTAGGTACTGCCGAACAAATCCAAGAACGTATTGGCAATGATTGGTGGCATCTTCCTGCTGGCTTGGCTGTGCTTGGTGCTGCTGCAACTGGATTGAAAGCTTTAATGGGTGGGGGTGCAGATGATCCTAACGACCCAAGCAATCGACCAACATATCGTTTTGACCCAAAGCTTGATGTTGAGCCTATTGACCAGCAGCCAATGCAGCCTGTCAAGCCACAGCAGACCAATCTGACACCTCAAGACCTTGAGGCTCGTGCTGCTCAACTAAAAGCACCTGTAGCCCCCAGTGCAACCCCAACAGTGGCTGAGTTAGATGCTGCTTTTGCTGCTCAAAACCCTATCTCTACCCCAATTACAGCAGCCCCTGTTGACGCTCCTGCACCAACACCTTCTGCTGCTCCTAATTCTCCTGTCACCAGTATCGTTACAGACACTGTGAAAGAGATGATTCAGGAAATTCCTGAACAGCCTATTGAGGCTGCTAAACCTCCTGCTGCTGCTCCTGCTCCTGTTGCACCACCTCAAGAGTTGCGTACTGGTACTGGTAAACCTGCCTTTGCTGGTATGGGTCCAGCCGCCGAACTTAATAAAAAAGGGATGCCTAAATTTAAAAATGAATATGCATCTGTAGCAGATGTTCCATCTGGTTACGCTTTTGTTCCAGGCGCTCAATACATTGACACACCCCGTCAAAATATTGGTCAAGCTGAGTACACCAAGGCTTATACAGAGCGTCCATTCCCATTGACAAACGAACAGGCTATCCAAGAATCCAAGGATATCAATCGTTTGTTGGGCAGGGCTACTCGTGCTGAAATGGTTGCTGCTGGGCTTGCTCCTGCTGAAATTACTCGTGGCATTACGCAACCTATTAACCAGCCAAAAGGCAGTGGCATGGGCACAAAGACAACACGGGTTGCAGGTACTATAGGTGCATTAGTTGCTATTCCAAATCTTGCAAATGCTGCCCAACAAGGCAACTACGGCGGTGCTGCTTTGCAAGCTGCTGATATTGCAACTGATTATTTGCCTTTTGTGGGGCAGATTAAACAGGCTTTAAGTCCATCATCTGCTGGTGAAGGTTCTACTCTGTCTCCTGAGCAAGTTCGATTCCAAGAAAATTCTATGTTGCTTGGAAGTCCCTACGCTCAGACTGAGCTTGCAAAGAAGCGTAGACAAGCACTTGAATATGCCGCTAAAGTTGGCGGTGGTCGTGGCCTAACCCCTGCATCTGCTTATCAGAGATAAATCATGGACAAAGAAGTATCCCATGCTGAAATCTACTCTCGACTCATTCTTGTCGAACAGAAGGTTGATCGGATTGACCAGAACACTCAAGGTGTCGTTGCTGCGTTTCAAGCAGCATCTGGTGCTTTTCTTGTTCTTGAGACTCTAGGTAAGCTTGCCAGACCCATTTTGTACATTGGTGCTTTGGCCGTTGCTGCTGGCATTTACTGGCAGACATTTAAAGATCAATTCAAATGAAGGACTTGGCCGTCAGCTTTATTGCGGCTGCGGCTTTAGTCGGATTCATTGTCTATTGCGTCAAAGTAGTTGTGTGGGCCTATGTTGGTTGAACTTGCAGCAGCTAATGCGGTTTTTGCGGTCATTAAGGAAGCCGTCAACAATGGTGGCGATATCATGGCTGCTGGGCAGCAGTTGTTCAATTACTTTGACAACACCAGCAAGATCCAAAAGAAGGCCGAGTCAGACAATGACATGGAGGCCTTTGCTGCCTTAGAGCAGATCAAAACCAACGAAGCCGAACTCAAGCGCATGATGGTCTACCACGGCAGGGCTGGCCTGTGGGAGGATTGGCTCAAGTTCAAGAAAGAAGCCAAGCAAAAGCGTGATGCTGTTGAGAAAGAGGCTGCTCGTAAAAGAGCTGCAAGGATCGAAAAGGCTTGGGCTTTTGTTATGTGGACAGCCATCATTATTTTGCTGGTGTCTCTGGCAATCATTGGGCTGTACGTTGTTGACCAACTGAAAGGAAAATAATGCTGTCACTTATTTCGACCCTGGGGGGTCTTTTAATTTCTGGCCTACCTAAACTTCTTGAGTTCTTCCAGAACAAAGCCGACCAAGCCCATGAGTTGCGTCTGGCTTCCCTCCAGAACGAGCGTGAGTTGGCATTGGCCGCTCAAGGCTTTGCAGCACAAGCCCACATTGAGGAGATCCGCACTGAGCAGGTTGCCATGCAAACTCAGGCCGATATGGTCCAAGGCGCTCAAGATCACGACAAGGCCATTATCGAAAATGGCAGCAAGTGGATCGTGAACTACATTGGCACTGTCCGACCAACCATCACATACATTTTTGTGCTGGAGTTGGTCTGCATCAACATCTTTTTGTGCTACTACCTGTGGAGCAATCCTAGCCTCATCACCAGCATGGATGATGTGCTGCGATACGCTGATGTGATCTTCACGGCTGACGAGATGGCAATGCTTGGAGGCATCATTGGTTTCTGGTTTGGCTCACGTAACTGGGGCAAGAAGTGAAGCTGTCCAAGGCTGGTGAAGATCTGATGCACCGCTATGAAGGGTTCAGGAACAAACCCTACCTTTGCCCTGCCCACATCTGGACCATTGGTTACGGCCATGTCCTGTACCAACAGCAGATCAAACTGCCTATGGTTCGGAAAGAAGGCTACACAGGACTGATACGCAGCAAATACGCATTGAAACCGGAGGACAACCGTGTTTGGACCAAGGAAGAGATCAACGAACTATTCCGTGTTGACGTTGAGAATTTTGAACGTGGTGTTCTACGACTTGTTCCCGGCTGTGTTGGCCGTCAAGGCAGCTTTGACGCTCTGGTCAGTTTTGCCTTCAATGCTGGGCTAGGCAACCTCCAACGCTCTACTATCCGTATAAAGGCTAATAGAGGCGATTGGGAGGGTGCTGCCGAGGCTTTTATGGCTTGGGTGAAGGGTGGTGGCAAGGTGTTGCCGGGACTCGTTAAGCGCAGACAAGCAGAACGTGCCTTATTTCTTCAAGAATGAGATTGGCGTATATACACACGCCTCTGAGCTACTAGACTCAACACTGACAACGGACTGACCGTAGGGATTGTTCACCTGTTCAGGGTGCTTAAACCATCTACGGCAGTTCTTGCAGTATGAGTCTGGTAACTCTGGCTCACACCTGCTGTAATCAAACGGCAGGGTGTTCATTCTTGTACTCCAGTTCCAGCAACAACTCTAGGTAATGAATGGCCTTGCGGATGTCAGCAGCACCATTCTTTTCCTTGTGGCGGGTAACGTACTTGATGACGTTTCCCTCACAGAACCCCAAATCGTTTGCATGGATGTAGACAATGGGCTGGATGCCTTTGTCTTTGTAGTGGTTGCCAGAAACCTGCTTATCAAGGGCAGAACTGCTTGGCAAAATGCAGCGACTAAAAGCCATGCAAGCGTCTGGTGATTTGCATTCAAAACAAGCCATTACGACTCCTTGACAAATTTTCCGCTTTTGTCCATGTGACCCTTGCGGTGCTCAATAACCTTGTAGGCGTTATAGAAGCACTGGCGAACGTCTAGGTCAGTCAAGACCCCTACGTTAACCAGTGTGACCATCACATCACCAATCGCATCAGCAATCTCTGCTTTGTCGTTCTTAGCGATGGCAACTAACAACTCACAGGCTTCTTCCACTGTTTTGCTGGCTTGGCCTAGTGCTGTTCCATTCTCATAGATGCCACGGGCTTTTGCCCATTCCATCACAGCAAACTCTGTGCTGCTGAACGATTGGGTTTCTTTCATTAGTCAGTGCCTCCAACCTGCATCACTTCCTGCTCTGCCTCTTGTTCTTTGTACTGCTGAACAAGTTTTTGGTGGAGGGGGAACGCTCCTGATTCTGTGGGAAGTTGTCCAAGAACACGGACGATAAAAGCTGCTTCATTGGGGTCAAGTGTAAAAGTCATGGTTTTCTCCAGGGGGGGTTATAAGTTGGCCTACTCGCTGCGTCTGTTTGCATATGACGGACACCCCAATGGGGCATCACTAACAGCATCCGCTTTCGGCCAAAAATCAGTTATTTTGTAGGTATTTGATGGCGGATTGAAGAATGTCAGGGGAGTCACGCATAAGCCCAATTCCTTTGTTGCATGCCGAGCACAACAAACCCCTAACATGGTTTGTAGTGTGACAATGATCAACAGCAAGTCGGTTTGTTCGTTTGTCCCCAGATTCTTTTGATTTACATATTGCGCAAGAGTAGTTTTGCTGCTCAAGCATTTTGTTGTATTGCTCTTCAGAAATTCCAAACCTGCGCATTAAGTAATAGTGACGCTTTGTCACCCACACCTTTTGCTTTTCTTCAGGCGGCAGACCAGCTCTTTTTTTTCTCATGTACTCACGGTTCCAAGCCCTGCATGATTCGCAAGGCGCTGGATGTTTTCCGCAAGCAAGACAAAGACCAAGCGCTTTTCTTTTAGCCCGAAGATCAGCAAAATATGTGTTCATTTAGAAACAAGTTGTTGTGCAATTCCCACCATTATAACAGCATGTTGTACAAGTAATGAACCTGCCATTCATGGTGTAACTGTGAGTTGTGCAAGCAGCCCATGTTGCGGTTGCTGCTGCTGCAAGTGCGATAGCTACAAATACTTTTTTCATGGTTGCTCCTTAAAAGTCGATATCAAGAAAATCGTCAGCTTTGGCTTTGCTTGTTGGTTGGCTGGATTGCCGTACTTGTTCTTTAGGACGCACTGACAGACTGATAAAGCCTGTACCTGCTTTGCTCTGCTTTTTCCAGCCAGAGATCCAGTATTCAATGCCATCGATGTTGATGGAGCCACTCATGTCGGGGTGACGGTCCTCAGTTTTCTTTTCATTGCGAAAAATACTGCCCCTGTTTGTATTGTCGAAATCAGCCATTATTTACCTCTTTAATTTTCTTTAGTGCAGAACGCACGGTGGAAGACATTTGATTAGCCAACCAGACACGCTGATCAGCTTCCAATGCCTGTTCGTCAATCAGTGCAAGAGCTTCTTTAGCCTTACCCTGGTCAACTAACTCTGTAACTCCTGCTGCCAAGTCAGTCAGGAAGTCTTTGATGTCTTGTGGGAGGTCTTCGCCAATGCCACCACGAGGTGTAACGATTGCGCCTTTGCCTTTTCTTGGGACATCACCCTCTTCTGGTAAGTCTTCACCAGCATAGATGTACAGACCCAATCCATGCAACGACAGTGCCTTGGTCATGCAACGCATGATTGCCGTGTTGACAGCAAAAGCATCAGGCTCTTGGATTGCCTTGTTTTTGTAGTCCATCACTGGCAACTGACAGGTCATTGGCTTGCCAAACAAGGTAGCAGTGACAAACACCATGCAAGAGCCGTTGATGTTCATGTAAGGGACAGTACGGCATGACCCGTTTTGACCATGCTCTTGGAATGTTTCAACCCTGTATGTAGCAGCAGGATCGGCCTTTAAAGCCTCTGCCCATGCCCATGCCCATGACAGGTATGTAAGGTTGTTTTTTTTCTCTGTATGACCGTTTACGTTGGTCTGAAGCAGCTTTTCAATTGACATACATTACTTCCAGATAATTGAGTCATATTCGTCTTGGACAATTTGATTTTGTGTTTCTTCGTCAAAGTCTTGGAATTCCAAGAAGTGGACTTCATCACAGCACGAGCGTTTGTCGTTGCGTGGTTCCATGCAGTACGGGCAGTACTGAACACCATGTAGGTCTTCTTTGGCTTGGATCAAAAAGTCTTTCATATATTCCTCTTGCATTTGTACTGTTTGATAAAACTGTTCTTGGCTCATGATTGACGAACCACTTGTTTTGCCAACAACCACTTGTCACCCAGGTGGCGTACTGATTTGACCCACTGACGGCAGTTGTGACGCTGGATGTTTGCTGGTACACCTGCAACGCAGAAGAGTTGACGGACCTTGATAAGAGCTTGCGTGTTCATTGAGTTCCTTTCGTTAAGCAAGAGAAGCCACTGTACCTAGCTTTTTTCAACAAAAACATAGGGGTTTACCCGAGTTCCTTTTTGTTTTTTTCTTTGATAGGCTCACCACATGAGCCCAAACAACATTGAAGAAGTACTGGCATACGACATGATCGTTCTTGCCACTGACAGACTGTCCCAACACCTTCAAGAGGAGGATTGGGAGGCAGCTATTGTCGGTGCTTTAATCAAGGCTGTAGAGGTTGCAAGTGGCCGAAAGGTCAGGCCTATTGAACAAGTTTTTGTAATGAAAGGTAAAAAATGAGAAACGACTTCCAATATGATGCTCCCCGTGCTGGTCTGATGCCTGAGCCTGATGGCTCATACCTTGTTGACCAACAAAAAGCAGCCTTGCTGGATGCTTACTACCAACGTAAGGAACAAGAGCGCCAGTTTGACCAAGAGTGGGATGACCTATGACTAAAAACACAGGTGGGCCAGCGTTTCCTACGCAAGTTGCGTCCTACGAAGGCATGACCCTGCGCGATTACTTTGCGGCCAAGGCGATGCAGGGATTGCTGGCGCAGTCCCAAGGTACGGCAATCGGCAGCCGGGTCGAGATCGCAGCAGAGTATGCCTATGCAATGGCCGATGCCATGCTGAAATCGAGGGAGCAATGAGTAAAGGCTCTAGCCCAAGACCTTTTGAGGTCGATCACAAGACGTTTGCAAGCAACTACGATGCCATCTTTGGCAAGAAGATCAAATGCCCTGTCTGTGCTTCTGACAAGTGCCAAGAAAAGCACTTCAAGGACTACGACAAGTGGCACTCACACAAGAAGTGCGATTCTTGCAACTTTGTTTGGGATCGTACATAATATTCTGAAACCCAGGCTAGGCAGAGAGTAGCTACTCCGCCGAAAAGTGTCCCCTTCCACCTGCCTGTGGATTTCTTTTGAAGTGGGGTTTTGAACGGAAAAAATCATGGGCATTAGATTCATGGCTATGGCTATTGAGGCCAAGACAGCCAATACTGGGCAAAAACTTGTCTTGTTGATGCTTGCAAACCATTGCAACGACCACACTAGACAGTGCAATCCATCACAAAAACTGCTTGCTGAAGAGTGTTCTATGGGCCTGTCTACGCTCAAGAATCACATCAATGCTTTGGAGGAAGCTGGGTACGTTGAAACGGTCAATGTATTCAAGGACAACATCCAAAGACCCAATCAATATTTATTGAAATTCCCCAGTAGCCAGAATCGGGCTACCCCCCCGTCAGAATCGGGCTACCCCCCCAGCCAGAATCTGGCTACAGAACCTGAATTAAGAACCAGAATAGAACCTATTGTTGGACAGGGTAATCCCTTATTTGATACGTTCTGGAAAGCCTACCCCAAGAAGACCAACAAGGAGTTTGCCAAACGGGTCTTCGCAAAGCTCCGGGTTGACCAACCATTGTTGGACAAGATCCTCCACTCTCTGAGTATCCAAGTCAGGACCATCTGGAAAGACAAAGATGTCCAGTACATCCCACACCCCAGTACTTGGCTGAACGGAAAACGCTGGGAAGATGAGATCGCTGCTCCACCACTGACAGCAGCAGAAAAACTTAAGAGGATGTCAAATGCTCGGCCATGAACCACTTATCCGAATGAGGCTGACTGGTAAAGCACCCCAGTTCATCTCCATTGAAGACCATCCCTCCCTGAATGCCCATGAGTGGCATCAGTGGGATGACTCCCCAACCATCTGCATAGCCAAGGACGACCTCCACACCCTTGACCTACGTTTTGCCATTGGCCTGACAGTCTTCCTGACAAGCCTTGACGAACGTAGAGCCAAGGCAGTTCACCAGAAACTGATTGATGCCAAAGCAAGGGTTATCACCAGTAGCGTTCTGCTCCCTGGTCAACCATACTTTCGGCAGACCGGATGGTCTGAAACTTACATCGGGAAATGAAATGGCAATAGTACTAACCCCAGACACAATCGACTTCTCTCAGTACATTAAAGAGACTGACAACCAAACCAAGGTCAAGAAAGCCTCAGACTACATTGATTACATCAAGTCCAGACTGAGGACCAAGAAAGACCAGAAGGTTTCGTACCTGCCTTGGGATCACACCAAGGAAAACTTTGAGTTCAGGAAGGGTGAGGTCACCCTGTGGTCAGGACAGAACGGTCACGGTAAATCCCTGATGACCTCCCAAGTTGCCTTATCCCTGATCGGCCAAGATGAGAAGGTCTGCATTGCCTCCTTTGAAATGAAGCCATCAGTGACCCTACAGCGTATGGCTCGTATGTGGATTGGGTGCAACCCTTTCATGCCTGAGTTCCAAGGCGACAGAGGAATTGAAGCCCTTGATGACATGTACGACCAATTTGGAACCTGGACGGATGGAACCATGTGGCTGTACGACCAGATGGGAACAGCAGACGCTCAGACCGTTATCGGTATGGTTCGCTACTGTGCCAAGGAGCTGGGCATCACTCACATCTTTGTGGACAACCTTGCCAAGTGCGTTAAGGGTGAGGACGACTACAACGGTCAAAAGGTCTTTGTTGATGAGCTGACCAGTGTTGCTCGTGACTACGATGTCCACATCCACCTTGTCCACCATCTGAAGAAACCAGCCAACGAATACGCCATGCCTGACAAACACGACAACAAAGGCTCGGGTGCTATCACCGACCAAGTTGACAACGTGATGTTGGTTTGGCGCAACAAGTCCAAAGAGGACGACATCAAGACTGAAGGCCAGTTTGCCAAGTCTGCTGATGACCCTGACCACTACCTGCTGTGCCGTAAGCAACGGAACTACGAAGGCTCGGTAGAGGGTGAACCTACGATCAAGCTGTGGTTTCACAGGGATGCTCAACAGTACATTGGTCAACCCCAAGACAGACCGATGTGGTTCGTCAACTACCCCCATGTGCCTACATGAACCCTCAAGAAGAGATTGCCAGAGCCAGAGAGATATGGAGAACCCACGAAACCTTGAAAGACAAAGAGAACACTCTGAGGCTTATCAAGGGATCAATCAAGTGGCACAAACCCGATGGCGTTAGACGAATACACGCCTACTTCAAAGAATTCATGGAAGGAAAACGCGAATGATGACCAAAAAGATAGTGTGGCCTTTCCCTGTTCGCAACGGACAACCCGTCAAACCCGAACAAGTCCCACTCAAGACGGAGCCAGCACCGTGGTAATGCATGTCACCTTCCAAGTTGAAGGCACTCCTGTAGGTAAGGGAATGGTATAAAATTTAGGTAACAGCTACCTTTAGCGGGGGAAAAGACGATTCATCACCGTCCTGCTGTTGTCTTTTAGTGATGACTTCCACCAATGATGAGGTGCGACATGCTTGAAAACTTACTTGAGTCCGTTAAAGAAAATCTTTACTACAGAGATGGAGTTCTTTATTGGAAAAAAACACAAGGCAGAAAGATAGCTCACAAAGCAGCCGGATGTCTTTCGAAAGGATATGTTTTGGTAGGACTTGAAGGCAAGTTGCGTCCTGCTCACAGGCTAATTTACCTTTTGCATCATGGTCACTGCCCACAGTTTCTTGATCATATTGACGGCAATCGCTCTAACAACAAATTAGAAAATTTGCGTCCAGCCACAGCAAATGAAAACGCCAGAAATTGCAAGATTCCAACACACAACACAAGTGGTCACAAAGGCGTTAGTTGGGATGTTGGTAGAAATAAATGGATGGCCTACATAACGATAAACAACAAATTCAAATGTCTTGGTAGGTTTGAAAAAATTGAAGACGCATCAGAGGCGTACAAAAAAGCAGCCGTAAGGTTTTTTGGCGAATTTGCAAGGATATGAAATGACTTTTTCTGTTACTTTTTCTGTGGAAGCAACCCCTGTCGGGAAACAACGTCCCAAGTTCGCCAGGAGAGGCAACTTTGTCTCCACCTACACCCCAACCAAGACCAGAGACTACGAGGATCTGATCAAGATTGCTGCCAAACAAGCAATGGGAAGCTCAGAGCCATTAAAAACGCCTATAGCAGCTTATATCTACATCACAGTACCTATCCCTCAGTCGTACTCTAAAAAGCGCTCTAAGGCCTGTTTGGAGGGTTTGGAGAGGCCTTGCAAGAAGCCTGACATCGACAACATCCTAAAAGCGTACTTGGATGCCATGAATGGGATCGTTTATGACGATGACACCCAGGTTGTTTCCCTGCACAGCACAAAGGTGTATGGGACGGTAGGTTTAGTGGATGTGTTGATTAAGGAAGACATGGACTAAGGGTAAGTCCCTATACAAATTCAAATGAATCAAGTGCAAAATTGGCTTGCCAATGACGGCACTAAAGGAAATGCAATGAAAGTCAAAACCACAATCCACATTTACTACGCCACTTACCCTTGGCAAGAGGCTGCTGAATACCAAGTCATGTACGCCAAATTGGCCGATGACGAACGCCGAACTTATATTTGTTCTCAAGAGATTGAGTTAGACATCCCTGATGAGTACGACCCTACTGCTCAAAAGATTGCTGCTTTGCAAAAAGAAAAAGACAAAGCCCAAGCTGAGTTTGCCAATAAGGTAGCCAGCATCAACGAGCGTATCAGCAAGCTCCAAGCACTGGAGTTCACAGCATGAGAGTAGACAAATTCAATGTGCGAGTTGTTCACCAGGATGACCCGCTTGTAGAGTTTTACGACTCTCGTTACCCGCATACCGAGTTTGGGCAGTTTGTTAGCCGTTATTACGTGTCAACCATCTTGGAGTCAGATGATCGTGGTTTATGCCTTGATGGTGGTGAACCAGATTGGTCAATCTCTGCAAAAGACATGGCTGTTGTTCGTACATGGTTAAAACAAGAGGTGACAGCATGAGCCAATCACAAAAGATCTTTGAAGCCATCATGAAAACAAAAGGTTATGCAGACCTTTCTCAGAAAAATGGCCGTTACATCAATACAAACATCCAAACCCGTTGGAACTATTTCATCATGGGATGGGAAATGGCAAAGGTGTCTGCATGAGCCGCGAAGCAATAAAGCTGGCGCTGGAGGCGTTGGAATACATCCATAAAGGCGCAAACAATCAAGGGCCACACACAGGCATTTCTTGGCTTTGTGTGTCAAACAAAGCAGAACCAGCAATTACCGCCTTGCGAGAAGCACTGGCAGAGCAGCCAGCACAGCAGGAGCCTTTTGGCTACTTTAAAGCCGAACCATTTGGCTGGACTGATTGCGCTGAGAGTGATGAAGGTGCTGTGGCACTTTATGAGCGTCCACAGCCAGCACAGCGCAAGGAGGACAAATGAAAAGCGCAAGAGAACAGGCCAAGCAAGATGGCTTGCAGCACTACTTCACTGGGTTGCCCTGTAAGCATGGACACATTGACAAGCGCCAAACTTCAGATGGCACTTGTATGGCTTGCTCAAGGGAAAAGTCAAGCAAATGGGCATTGCTCAACCGTGATCGGTATCTTGAAAAAAAGACCGCATCAAACGATAAGCGTAAGCATAAAAATAAGTTGTACGCACAGCACTGGCGACAAGCCAATCCTGAGAAGAAGAACGCTATTGAGGCGCATCGAAGGGCGGCAAAGTTGCAACGCACACCGTCTTGGGCAAACCAGATCAACATAAAGATGTTTTATGAAGTGGCAGAGGTTTTGAGTCGTGGTGGTGTGTTGTTTCACGTTGACCACATTGTTCCACTGAAGGGCAAAGAAGCCAGTGGATTCCATGTTGAGAACAACTTACAAGTCTTGCCTTGGCATCAAAATTTACGGAAAGGTAATCGGTTATGAAAATTGCAACAAGTGAACTTGAGCACCTGCGCGAAGAAGTTAAAAACTGCCATCAAATTATCAAAGACTTGCAGAAGAAGCGTGAGTTTGTTGGGCTGACGGATGAAGAGATTAAGCAAATTGGTCTGAGCAACTACATAAAAGTTGTTCGTGAAACTGAATCCAAACTCAAGGAGAAGAACACATGACCACTCAACTTGTTCGTGACTCTATGAAGCTGATGGCTGATGCTGGCGTGGACATTGTGGACATTAAATGGTTTGACCTGTCTGGGGCGTTCACGGACAAGCAACGGGCAGACCTTGACCCGGTGATGACGCACCGACCACCTTTTGACAAATGCTTTGTTGTTTGGCAAGGAAAGACAAGCCATCACCCGAGCTACACCGTCTTGATGATGGTGGCTGGAGATGATCCAGATGAAGGCATCACGGTGTCAATGTGGAAGGGGCCAACCGGGACTCGACTGATGCCGATCCCTGCTATGTTTTACTTCATTGAGGATGACAACATTCGGTACGGGTCTGTCAGCGATGACGAGCCAGTGGACAAGGAGCTTGCAGAACTCATGTTGGCTCAAATTGGCGCTTGGTATGGTGCGATGAACAGGCGTATTGAAGCGCACATTCCCACAGTGCGTGACACATTTACCAACCGCCGGAAGATACAGCAGGGGAAGCTGCCGACCTATGACTGGACAACGGTATGGATTGAGCCAGCCAAACCCCGTCAGGAGTCTAAAGGCGGCACACACGCATCACCCCGATTGCATGAGCGCAGAGGCCACCTAAGAAGGCTGAAGACTGGGAAGAACGTCTGGGTCAAGTCCTGCAAGGTTGGTGACGCAAGCAAGGGGGCGATATTTCACGACTATGCAATAAAGGAGAAGAACACATGAAGACCGTAATTGAAATGGCGCAAGAGGCCAACATTAAGCAAGCCATTGAAACACCTCATTTACTAATGGTCAATGAGCTTGAACGCTTTGCCGAGCTTGTCCGTGCTGACGAGCGTGAGGCGTGTGCAAAGGTGTGTGATGACTTGGCCCTTCCACCGGATGTAGCGCGAAGCGACGCATCAATTTGGGAGGTCGCAACTCTTGATTGCGCCGAAGCCATCCGAGCAAGGAGCAACACATGAACTTCATAGCAGACAACCACACCGAAGTCCTACGCCTATCTAAAGAAGGCATATGGGCCAACCCTGATGTCCCTGCTGACGAGGCTGCGAAGCTGGTGCTGGCGGCTATGGACTTCAACATCAAGGTGCTGGTGGACAAAGCTGTGAACGACAAGCTGGACGAGATCGCCAAGAAGATCGAAGCCATGCCCTTTGGTGACACTGCCGCCAGCTTTGCTGTGTGGATTCGGGAGCAGCGGACATGAGAGAGATCGACTTTGACACCTGGTTGATGATTGGAATCAGTTGGGTGCATGGCCTGCTGTGTGGGTACGCCATCTGGCGCGAGAGCAAGCGAGAGCCGCTGGGGGAAGAATGAGGCCCGACAGTCCCTGCATAGCGGTGTGCACGACGCTGTATGACGAGAAGTGCAAGGGCTGTGGCCGCACTTACCTGGAGGTGGCCCACTGGAATGAGATGGCGCCACCGGACCGTGAGGTGGTCTGGCAGAGGATTGACAAGGAAGCGACAGCCTGGCGGTACAACAGATATAAGGATCGAGTGAAGTGACGACATTGAACAGGGGGCACAACGTGCTGCAGGCTTATGAAGCCCTTGAGGAGTTTGGCCGGATGACGGCGCAGGAATTGGCGGACTGGGCGGACATGGGCAGGTATGACGCACATGCGGTGCTGGTGCGCATGAACAAGAGGACGAAGGATGGCGTCAAGCGCATCCACATTGCCGACTGGGTGCATGGGCATGATGGGGCGCGGAGGTATCCGAGGCCCGTGTATGCCTTGGGGGATAAGCTGGACAAGAAGAAGCCCAAGGCCGACCCCGCCGCCAACAGGCGCAGGCATGAGCAGAGTAAGAACAGGATGTACAGGATGAACAGCGTGTTTAACCTGGCGATGACCCGAGACAAGATCCGAGAGATCAGAAAGGTGACGGTATGACGAATATGCACATTGAGATGCTGGCCGCTGGTGCGAACGGCCTCACAGCGGATGACATCCAAGTCAGCGGCAGCCATTACAAGGACATGCCGATGCAGCCGTGGCATGTGATGGAGGCGGTGCTGACCCCCGAGGAGTTCAAGGGGTTCCTCAAGGGCAACATCATCAAGTACAGCATGAGGGCTGGCCGCAAGGATGGGACGGATGACGCTGGCAAGGCGCGGCACTACGCCCAGAAGCTGCAAGAGGTGCAGGGCAAGGCATAATTGCCAACTATGGCAAATGACAACGTCTTTAAGCAGTGGGTGGACAGGTATCACCCTGACCCGGTGCTGTTTGTGCAGGAGGTGTTAGGGGTTGACCCTGACCCCTGGCAGATCAAGTTCTTGCAGGCCATTGCCCGAGGGGATCGGAAGATCAGCGTGCGGTCCGGCCACGGGGTGGGCAAGAGTACGGCGTCCTCATGGGCCATGCTGTGGTATTTCATGACCCGATCACCCGTGAAGGTGGTGGTGACTGCGCCAACCAGCAGCCAGCTTTATGACGCGATGTTTGCGGAATTGAAGCGGTGGATCAACGCGATGCCGCTGCCCTTGCAGGGGCTGCTGACGGTTAAGCAGGAGAGGATTGAGTTCAACGCTGCGCCCACTGAGATGTTTATCTCAGCGCGGACGAGCCGGGCAGAGCAGCCGGAAGCCTTGCAGGGGATTCACTCCGAGAATGTGATGCTGGTGGCCGATGAGGCTTCAGGCGTGCCCGAGCAGGTGTTTGAGGCGGCGGCCGGGTCTATGTCTGGGCACAACGCTGTGACGCTGCTGCTGGGCAACCCGGTGCGCTCGAGCGGGTTTTTCTACGACACGCACACGCGCTTGGCCGACGAGTGGACCACGTTTCAGGTGTCGTGCTTGGACTCGCCACGGGTGAGCGACGAGTACGTCACAGAGATGCAGATGCGCTACGGCGAGGACAGCAACGTCTACCGCATCCGAGTGGTGGGCGAGTTCCCCAAGGGTGATGACGATACGGTGATTGCGATGGACTTGCTGGAGCAGGCGGTCACCCGCGATGTGGCACCCAGCCAACACGCACCCGTGGTGTGGGGCTTGGATGTGGCCCGGTTCGGCAGTGACCGCAGTGCGCTGTGCAAGCGCCAAGGCAATGCGATGACCGAGGCGGTGCGGACTTGGAAGAATCTGGACTTGATGCAACTGACGGGGGCCGTGGTGGCCGAGTACAACGCGCTGCCGCCAAGCCAGCAGCCCAGAGAGATTCTGGTGGACAGCATCGGCTTGGGGGCTGGGGTGGTGGACCGCCTCAGAGAGTTGGGCCTGCCAGCCCGAGGCATCAACGTGGCTGAAAGCCCGGCGCTGGGCGGGACGTACAGGAATTTGAAGGCTGAGTTGTGGTATCGGGCCAGAGCCTGGCTGGAGGCGCGGGACTGCAAGATGGCCAAGGACGAGGTGCTGATTGCGGAGTTGGCCACAGTGCGGTACAGCTTCACCAGCAACGGCAAGATACAGATTGAGGGCAAGGACGAGATCCGGCGGCGGGGATTGCCCAGTCCCGACAAGGCCGATGCGTTTGTGCTGACGTTTGCGTCTGACGCGATTGCTGGGATGTACGGGTCAGCGGCCAGCAGCAAGTGGAGCCAGCCGCTGCGCCGAAACCTGTCGCGGGTTGCATAATCTGGGCTAACCAACTGGAGGTTTTATGCGCATGAGCAAGGCAGACAAGAAAATCGGCAAGGTCATGTCCGAGTACAAGGCTGGCAAGCTGCACAGCGGCGGCACTGGCAAGGTGGTGAAAAACCCCAAGCAGGCGGTCGCCATTGCCATGAGCGAAGCCAAGATGCCCATGCGCGGCCAGCGCACAGCCACCAACAGGAGCAAGAAGTAATGGCGACGCTAAAGCGCACCATGGAGCAAGCCATGGACCGGGATGACATGGAGGATGGCGGCAACTGCCCGATGCCGACCCAAGACATCACGCTGAACCTGAAAAACAGGGCCAAGGCGATTACCAGTGCGGCCTATGGGCCGCAAAACCCCAAGCTGCCAAACCGTGCGTTTTGGGCAAAGAAGGCTGACACCTGGGATGTGTCAGAGAAGGCAGCCAAGACGAGCCTGTGCGGGAACTGCGCGGCATTCAATGTGTCCGATGACATCAAAGAGTGCATCGCCAATGGCATTGGCATGGATGCCGACCCATGGGGAACGATCCGCCTGGCCGAGTTGGGTTACTGCGAGATTTTTGACTTCAAGTGCGCAGCCAGCCGCACCTGCGATGCGTGGGTGGTGGGTGGACCCAATACGGGTGAGCAAGAGGGCGAAGACATGGAAGAAGGCGAATACGAGGGGGACGAGTCATGAAAGGCTTATATGCAAACATTCATTCAAAACGCGAAAGAATCGCTGCTGGCTCTAAAGAGAAAATGCGCCAGCCTGGCGCAAAGGGTGCGCCAACGGCTGCTGCTTTTAAGGCAGCGGCTAAAACGGCCAAGCCAGTGAAGGCCAAAAAATGAAGACGCCAGCATGGCAGCGTGCCGAGGGCAAAAGCCCCTCGGGCGGCTTGAATGCCAAGGGCCGCGCCAGCGCCAAGGCCGAGGGCATGAACCTCAAAGCCCCGGTCAAGTCGGGTGACAACCCGCGGCGCGCCAGCTTCTTGGCGCGTATGGGCAATATGCCTGGGCCAGAGATGAAGGGTGGCGAGCCGACTCGGCTGCTGCTGTCCCTCACGGCGTGGGGCGCAAGTTCCAAGGAAGATGCCAAAGCCAAGGCAAAGGCCATCTCGGCCAGAAACAAAGCCAAAAAATGATCCCTATTTGTATCTCGACCGTGCATGGCAAGGGCTTGGCGGTGCTGCTGGAGTCCATCAAGCAGTACGCACCCGAGTGCCCTGTCTACCTGCGCGGCCCTGAGTCGGTGATCGAAAAGCACGACGCATTCCTCAAGATTTACGGCCAGCCGAGCAACTTTGGCGATGACTACAACCATGTGATCGGCGAGGCGCTCAAGGACTGGAATGATTGCATCGTGGCAAACGATGACATCGTGCTGACCCCTGACAGCGTGAAGACGTTGATGGAGGATGTGCAGATCGTCAAGACCATGCACAGCGTCAAGGCCGGCTGGATTGCATCACGCAGCGATGCTGCGCGGCCATGCCAAAACGTGCGGATCTGTGAACCAGGAGAGCGCCTGCACTTTTACAAGTTTTCCTCGGAGAACTTCATTCGCATGGTTGAGGAGGTCAGCCCTATCTTTGCGTACATCACCAAGGAGGCATTTGGCGAGGGGTTTCCCCCACTGAATTGGTACTCGGACGATGTGCATTGCCGGGATCTGATTGAGCGCGGGTTCAGCCACTTTGTCAGCGCGTCCTACGTCCACCACATTGGCAGCCACACAATTGGCTTTAATGCAAAGAAACTGCACGACGAGGCGATGCCTTGGCTGTTAGAGAACAGGCCGTCTTATGCCAAGGCTTGGTTCGACCATTGAAGACTAAAATTGACGCATCCAGTTCACCTTGAGGCACAGCCATGAACGAGCAAGACATCACCAACACGATCAACACCGACATCACGGCGGTACAGCCCATGGATGATGCCGAGTTGCAGGCCATCATTACGCAAGACCTGGTGGATGCGGTCAGCTACATCGACAGCGACATCTCGCCCACACGGGCCAAGGGCACCGAGTATTACCGTGGCGACCTGTTCGGCAACGAGGTCGAGGGCAACAGCAAAGTGGTGGCCATGGAGGTGCGCGACACGGTGAGCGCCATGCTGCCCAGCCTGATGCGTGTTTTCTTCAGCACCGAGAACGTGGTGGAGTTTGTGCCGCGCGGCCCAGAGGATGTGGCAAACGCCAAGCAGGCGACCGATTACGTCAACTACATCTTCCAAAACGACAACAACGGGTTTTTGACCAGTTACGCCATCTTCAAGGATTCGCTGGTGCGCAAGTGCGGCATTGCGAAATTCTGGTGGGAGGACGAGGAGAAGGTCCACATTGACGAGTACACGGGGCTGGACGAGCAGACGCTGCAAATGCTGATGCAGGAGCCGGATGCCGAGGTCAAGATCGTGGTGTCCTACCCTGATCCCGATGTGGACGAGATGCAACTGACCACGGTGGACCCGATGACGGGCCAGCCCGTGGTGATGCCTGCGCCCATGCTGCACGATGTGCAGATCAAGCGCATCACCAAGGATGGCCGCATCCGCATCATGGCCGTGCCGCCCGAGGAGTTGCTGCTGGACCGCCGCGCCCGGTCCTTTGATGACTCGACCATCATTGCGCACCGCCAGATGGCGACCGTGGCCGACCTGATCGCCATGGGGTATGACCAAGAAGAAATTGAAGAAAACATCATGTCCAATGACTTGGACAGCAATGATGAGTATCTGGCACGCCAGCCGCTGTCCACGACATTCGGCACCAATGACGCTGCCAACCCGATGATGCGCCGGGTGCTGTATGTGGAGGCGTATTCGCGTGTGGACTATGACGGCGATGGTATTGCCGAGTTGCGCAAGGTCTGCTGCATGGGCAGCGGCTACAAGGTGGTGCGCAACTTGCCGGCCTCTTACATCCCCTTTGCCGACTTCCCCTGCGACCCCGAGCCACACACCAGCCCACTGGAGGCGATGAGCATTTTTGACATCACCCGCGACTTGCAGGAGATCAAGTCGGAGATTCTGCGCAACACGCTCGACAGCCTGGCGCAGTCAATTCACCCGCGCACAGCCGTGGTCGAGGGCCAGGTCAACATCGACGATGTGCTGAACAACGAGACAGGCGCAATTATTCGGATGCGTGCGCCAGGCATGGTCCAGCCGCTGTCCACACCATTTGTCGGTCAGGCTGCATTCCCGATGATGGAATACATGGACCAGATCAAGGAAGACCGCACGGGCATGAGCAAGGCGGCCATGGGCCTGAACGCCGATGCCTTGCAGTCCAGCACCAAGGCGGCGGTGAACGCCACCATCAGCGCCAGCCAAGGCCGCATTGAGTTGACAGCACGCATCTTGGCCGAGGGCATGAAAAAGCTGTTTAAGGGCATCTTGTTCTTGGTGGTGACCCATCAGGACAAGGCACGCATGGTGCGGATGCGCAACGAGTGGGTGGCGATGGACCCGCGCCACTGGGAGGCCACCATGGACGCCAGCATCAACATCGGGCTGGGCAATGGCGACATGAACGAGCGCCGCCAGGCTTTGATGATGATATTGGCCAAGCAAGAGCAGATTTTGCAGCAGCTTGGCCCCACCAACCCACTGGTGACGCCGCAGCAGTTCAGCAACACGCTGCGCAAGATTGTGGAGTTGTCTGGGTTCAAGGATGCGTCTAGCTACTTCCAAGACATCCCCGCCGACTACGTGCCACCAGTGCCACAGCCAAAACCAACGCCCGAGGAAATCTTGGCGCAGGTGCAGGCCGAGAGCATCAAGGCCGACATCCAGAAAAAGGCTGCTGACCTGGAACTCCAGCGCCAGCAGATGATCATGGACGATGACCTGAAGCGCGACCAAATGGCGCAAGACCTGTATCTCAAGAAGTATGAAATTGAGTTAAAGTACAACTCACAGATCAGTACAGCCGAAATTGATGCGGCCCAGAATATTGATCGTGAAGCGATACGCCAGCAGGCGGTGATTGCGCAGCAGCAAGCAGCGCAGTTGATGCAAGCACCGCCGCAGGCTCCATCAACCTTTAACGGAATGGCACAGTGACCCACGACGAACAGATTAGGAAGGGCCGCAAGGCCCAGCAGATTCTTGAGGACGAAACCCTCAACACTGCAATTGCGAAACTTGAAGGGGATCAGCTTTGGGCATTTCGGTCATCGAAGCCCGAAGAATCCGCGAAGCGGGAGACAGCTTGGTGCATGTTGCAGGCCATTGACGGTCTGCGGCAGGAACTGATCAAGATCATGGATAACGGCAAGATTGCCCAAAAGTCTGTGGACCGCACGCAGAAACTAATTTGAGGTAAATGATGTCAGAATCTCAAGCAATGAATGTGGCCGACGCGGCCACTGCTATCTCGGCAATGATGGCCCCCGAACAGGGACAAGCAGAAGTTGACGAGGCGCAGCCAGTCGAGGAATCCGAGGAGGATACCGAGACAGCGGCTTCTGAGGAGGAATCCTCTGGTGTGGAAGACGCGCCAGATGAGGAAACCGCAGAGGAACAGTCCGAGGACGGCGAGGAGCAAGAGGAGCAAGACCAGGCACAGACTTTCACCGTCAAGGTTGACGGCAAGGAAGTCGCTGTGACTCTGGAGGAACTCCAGAACGGCTACTCGCGGACCCAGGACTACACCCGAAAAACGCAGCAGATTGCCGAGGTGCGAAAGCAAGTCGAGCAAGAAACGCAGGCAGTTCGGGCCGAGCGTCAACAGTACGCTCAATTGTTGGGTGCATTGCAAGCACAACTTCAGGCAACCGAGCCGCAAGTCGATTTGGACCGTCTTTATCATGAAGACCCAATCGAGTGGGTGCGGCAAAAAGAGGTCATGCGGGAGAGACAAGAGAAAGCCTATGCTATTCAGGCCGAGCAGCAGCGGTTGGCTCAACTGTCCCAGTATGAACAGCAGCGTGCCATGGAGGAGACTCTTTCTAGCCAGAAAGATGCCCTGCTGGCAGCCTTGCCCGAGTGGCGAGATCCCAAGACGGCCAAGGCCGAAAAGGCGCTGGTGGTTGAATCTGCGAAGGCCGCAGGTTTCTCTGAGGAAGACTTGAAGAGCGTTTACGACCACCGACTGGTTTTGCTGCTGCGCAAAGCGGGGCTGTACGACCAGATGGTGAGCAAACGCCAGGGCATCAAGCCCGTTGTGAACAATGGCCCACGACCTGCCAAGCCGGGTGCAGCAGGTCGGGTTTCGACAACAACTGAGAGTACGAGGGCAAAGCAGCGTCTTGCAAAAACTGGCCGCATCGACGATGCGGTCTCTGCAATTGAACTTTTACTCAAATGAGGTAAATCATGGCTATTGTTAGCAACACCTTCTTGACCTATTCGGCCAAGGGCATCCGCGAAGACTTGAGCAATGTGATCACAAACATCGCTCCCGAAGAAACCCCTTACATGAGCAACATTGGCCGCGAAAACGTGTCCAACAGCTTGTATGAGTGGCAAACCGACACATTGGCCGCAGCCGCTGCCAATGCGCAGCTTGAAGGCGATGATGTCGCATCTTTTGATGCTGTCACTGCCACCGTGCGTTTGCAAAACTACGCGCAGATCAGCCGCAAGACCATCGTCCTGTCGGCCACTGAAGAAGTGGTCAACAAGGCTGGTCGCCGCAGCGAACTGGCCTACCAGATCGCAAAGCGTGGCGCTGAGATGAAGCGTGACCAGGAATTCTCCATGCTCAACGGCGCCATCGCTGTTGCTGGTGATTCCACCACTGCACGCGCTACTGCATCGCTGGGTGCCTTTGTCAAGACCAACACCGACAAGCAGACCAACGGTGTCGATCCATCGTACACAACGCTGCCAAACAGCGCCCGTACCGATGGCAACGTGCGTACCTTCACTGAAACCATCCTGAAGAACGTCATCCAAAAGGTGTGGACCGCTGGCGGCACTCCAAAGATCCTGATGTGCGGCCCTGTCAACAAGCAGCGCGTGTCTGGCTTCTCTGGTATTGCTTCTTCACGCTTTAATATCGATGGCGGTGCAAAACCTGCTACTTTAGTAGGCGCTGTAGATATTTATGTCTCAGATTTCGGGAACGTGCAAGTTATTGCCAACAGGTTCCAACGCGAGCGTGACGCATGGGTGATTGATCCTGACTACGCCAAGATGACTGTGCTGCGTCCTTACCAGCAAGTCGAATTGGCCAAGACAGGTGACGCTGAGAAGCGCATGTTGATCGTTGAATGGGGTCACAAAGTGACTGCTGAAAACGCCCACGGCCTGGCCGCAGACTTGGTTACTTCTTAAACCAAACGGGAAAGGGCCAAGGAAACTTGGCCCTTTTTTTATGATTGAAAAAAAGCTGTTTGATGTAAACGCCCAGCAAGGCATCACCCGCCACTGGCACTACAACACCGACACCGATGAGGTGACGATCCAGACGCAACAGGACGTTACCGATGTCATCGAGGCCAACAAAGCCATTTACAATTCAGTTGACGAGAAAGCCAATTGGACGGGTGAGTGGCACTTGGTCGCAAGCATTCCAGAAGCCTTGTATTACAAGATGAAGGCCGAGGGGAAAATTGACGATCAGGAGTACATGAAGAAATGGCTCAACGACAGTGACAACCAATTTTTCAGAACTCGACCAGGAAAAGTATGAATTACATCGCAGTCTGCACGCCAGCCCGTGACCAGGTACACACCAACTACACCTATTGCATGGTGAACATGGTGGCGTACCACACGCTCAACACCCAAGACGCTATCAGTCTGAAGTTGATGCAGGGCACGATCATTCAGAACCAGCGTGCGGATCTGTGCCTCGATGCCATGCGCGAGGGCTGCACCCATATCCTGTTCATCGACAGCGACATGACCTTCCCCCAGGACTTGGTGGGCAGATTGCTGGCGCACGACAAAGAGATCGTGGCCGCCAACTGCGCACGGCGCAGAATGCCCACTGGCCCAACGGCGCAAGACTATGACGAGAACGGCAAGCGCATTCCCATTTACACAATGCCAGAGTCCACTGGACTGCAAGAGGTGGGAAGCATTGGGACAGGCATAATGCTGATCAAGCGTGAGGTGTTTGAGGGCATGTCAGAGCCTTGGTTCGACATGCCTTGGCAGACCACCCGTGGGTACATGGGCGAGGATGTGTTCTTCTGCAAGAAGGCACAGGAACTCGGCTACAAGGTCTACATCGACCACGATGTGTCCAAAGAGATTGGGCACATTGGCACGTTTGAATTCCGGCACGACCACACC